TATTAAAAGAATGACAAAAGGTGGATCTGTAAAGAAAACTATGACAGTTACACAACTACGGGCTGAAGCTAAGAAAAAAGGAATGAAATTAGTTAAGGCTTAAACTTGCCGTATTTACAAAGTAATATCCCGCACTTTAAGTGTTGGGTGCGAAGAGAATATACACACAACCATGAGAAATATCATGGGGAGTTCTTACACGCAATGGCTATTGCTGTCACGACAATGCCTAATAGGTGTTTGTCTTTTCAAGTAATATTTACAGGATGTGAAGCTGAAGAGGATGAGCCTAATGTGCATGGTGGTGCAATGTGGGCTCGTATGCCTATAACAGGGTTGGTAGGAGACTTTGAGTTTGAGGGTTGGCCTGAGCCGATGGAGACATATTTAGCACAGCCTTGGGATTGTGCCTCACATCATCACGCGGTATATACCTTAGATAGGGCAACTCCTTGCCCATGGATGGCAAAGATAGGTGGTGAGTTTTACCCTGCAAAGTATCATTTTACAGTAGATTACACAGACCATGAAATTGCTGACGACCCCGCACAACATAAACAAAGTCATGTTTTAACGTTGCTAGATGCAGGAGAATACACGGGAAATATAGTAGCCTTGCCAAATAACCGTGTTCGTGTTACTCATCCTGCATGGTTTGAAACAGGACAAGGAGCCCCAGACTTTAAACCGTCACAGCATATACACTATTCAAAGTCCGATTTAGATTATGTGTTGGACGTTAACCAAATCTTTGATAATATGTATGCAGACAAAAAAAAGGATAAATAGATGGCTACTTCGGGAAGTGTTAATTTTGAATTAGATGTCGCGGATTACATAGAAGAAGCCTTTGAGCGGTGTGGTCTTGAGGTCCGTACAGGTTACGACCTTAAAAGTGCAAAACGCTCCTTAAACCTTATGTTAGCAGAATGGGCTAACCGTGGGTTAAATCAATGGACTATTACACAACGAACACAAGCAGTGACGGAAGACACAGGAACGTACAGCCTTAGCGCAGATGTTATAGATATATTGTCTGTTGTGGTAAGAAGAAGTAGCACTGATTTTGCGTTATCTAGAATTAGCAGGGATGCGTATTTATCTATTCCAACCAAGACTACATCAGGTAGACCTAATCAATTTTTCTTAGATAGACAGGTTACGCCTGTTCTTAAAGTGTGGCCTGTGCCGGAAAACAGCACGGATGTTATACATTATGATGCGCTTATTCGCATGGATGATGCGGATACTTTTGTAAACACGTTAGATGTGCCTTTTCGGTTATACCCGTGTTTAGCCGCAGGATTGGCTTACTATATTTCTATTAAGAGAGCTCCTAACAGGGCGCAGTTATTGAAAGCTATGTATGAAGAAGAGTTTGAGAGAGCTATGGTAGAGGATAGAGATAGAGCTTCGTTTAAAGTTGTACCGCAATATCAATACTTTCAGGTGAGTTAATGAGTAGTTTTGCAACAGGAAAAAATGCGTATGCCATATCAGACAGGTCTGGGTTTAGATATAAGTATAAAGATATGCGTCGCGAATGGAACGGCTTACTCGTAGGTCGGGATGAGTTTGAAGCCAAACAACCTCAACTAGAGCCCCGTTCTAAGATATCAGATGCTCAAGCTTTAAAAGATGCTCGCCCTGACAGGATAGAGCCGTTAGAAGTTCCTGTTGGAGGAGGGGGCTTTCCCGATAGAGGCATAGCAATTAGAGCTATAGGCTCGGTAGGAAGTGTTACGGTGACAACATGAGTTTTACTTTTGCAACATTAAAAACAGCCATACAGAACTATACGGAAAACACAGAAACAACGTTTGTAGATTCTTTGTCCACCTTTATTATTCAGGCTGAGGAACGCATTTTAAAAAATGTGCAGCTTAGTAATTTTCGTAAAAATGCTACGGCGGCGTTTACCTCTAGTAATCAATATTTAGCTTGTCCTAGCGATTTTTTGTCACCTTTCTCTCTAAGCTTTGTTAATAGTAGCAGTGAGAAAGTGTTTTTAGATTACAAAGACGTTAACTTTGTTCAAACATTTAACCCAAATTCTTCTACTACAGGGGACCCCCGATATTACGCCTTATTTGATACGGATAACTTTGTGATAGGGCCTACGCCCAGTGCCTCGTCTAATGTAGAGTTGCATTATTACTACAGACCGACCAGTTTGACTGCCGGGTCTGATTCGGGAACTACTTGGCTTAGCACGAATGCACCAAGTGCCATGTTGTACGGTAGCTTGATGGAGGCTTATACTTTTATGAAGGGAGAGCCAGACGTTCTTCAGAACTATGCTCAACGGTTTACTGAAGCGGTGCAATCCCTTAAATTGTTTGGTGAGGCGAAAGAAGTTAGTGATTACTATAGAACGGGTCAGGTTGTTAGGGAGAAACAGTAATGTTAATGGAATTACCAAAAACGCCTATTGTAAATGTACACACAACACAGAATAGAGGATTTACCCCAGAAGAAGTCGCTAAAAGATGCGCCGACAAAATAGTAGAAGTAAGTGACAATGCCGCTCCTGAGATCAGAGATCAAGCTAGAGCGTTTAAAACACACTTAGAGAAACTTATAGCGTTTTATATGAAAGAAGCTATAAAATCAGACAGGACAACAGTTTACAATGCAATTAAAGATGCAGGTTATAATAAGCTTGCAGAACACATAAGGAGACTATAATGGCTATAACTCAGGCAATGTGTACCTCTTTTAAAAAAGAACTTTTAGAAGCAAAACACAATTTTTTACTTAGTGGGGGCAGTACATTTAATATTGCTTTGTACACTTCTAGTGCAACATTAAGTGCCGCTACAACTGCGTACACCACAAGTAATGAAGTATCTGGAACAAACTATTCAGCAAAGGGCGGGGAATTAACAAGAATTGATCCCTCTACATCAGGCACAACAGCCCTGACAGACTTTGCAGATGAAACATTTAGTTCGTCTACAATAACAGCTAGAGGGGCCTTAATATTTAACGATAGTGCATCAGGTGATCCTGCTGTTTGTGTATTAGACTTTGGAGCGGATAAATCCTCATCGTCAGGTGATTTTACGGTGGTGTTTCCGGCAGCAGACGCAAGTAACGCAATAATAAGGATAGCCTAATGGCATTAGTGATTGCAGATAGAGTAAGGGAAACTACCACTACCACGGGCACGGGGACTATAACCCTTGGTGGTGCTGTAAGTAATTTTGAGACTTTTACTGCAAACCTATCTAACTCAGATACAACATATTATTCTATAGTAGACAATACAAACGGAACGTTTGAGGTTGGTTTGGGTACGTTTACCTCTTCTGGAACAACCTTAGCAAGAACAACCGTTATAGCGAGCTCTAACAGTAATAGTGCTGTGAATTTTGGCTCTGGCACTAAAGATGTCTTTATAACTATACCTGCAACCAAGATGATAGTTAAAGATGCAAGTGGTAATGTAAGTATAGATGGGGATGTTACAGTTAGCGATGGTACTAATGATTTTGATGTAGCCTCCCATGACGGAACTAATGGGTTAAAGCTAGGGGGCACGGTAGTTACTTCAAGTGCTGCTGAATTAAACATACTAGACGGAAAGAGTTTTGTTGATGAAGACGGTATGGATTCTAACAGTGCTACAGGTATCCCAAGTCAACAGTCTGTTAAGGCATATGTTGATGCACAAGTAACAGCACAAGATTTAGATGTAGCCTCTGACAGTGGCACCATTGATATTGACTTAGACAGTGAGTCCTTAACTATTGCAGGTGGTACGGGTTTATCTTCAAGTGCTTCTTCAACTACAGTTACGTTAGCCGTAGATGCAGCTCAAACAGGTATTACATCATTATTAGCCACAGACATAAAGATTGGTGAAGATGATGAAACAAAAATAGATTTTGAAACAGCAAATGAAATACATTTCTTTGCTAATAATGTAAGCCTAGTATCCCTTACAAATGCAAACAGTGGTGACGCAGTATTAACTGTTCCTACAGCCGATAAAAACTTTACCATTGCAGGTACTGACGGTTCTTCAGCTATCACAGCTTTAGACATAGATATGGCTCTTGCAGGTAAAGCAACATTTAATGGTGATGTGATAGTAACAGGCGATCTAACTGTTACA